ATATTCAAAAAATGGGGCGCACCTGACCGAATCTTTTGAGGGTTTACGGCTTACTGCTTACCCTGATCCCGGCACTGGCGGGGATCCTTGGACGATTGGATATGGACATACAGGTCCTGAAGTTCACCCCGGACTTACTATCACTCAAGAGCAAGCTGAAGAATTGCTCATGCAAGACGTTAAAAAGGCTGCTGCAGCCGTTAACGCTAAAGTGATGGGGGATATTACCCAAGAAGAATTTGACGCTCTTGTGGACTTCGTATTCAACGTTGGCGCAGGTAACTTTGCTGCTTCAACCCTTCTCAAGAAGGTAAACGCTGGCGATATTCATGGTGCTGCTGCCGAATTTGAAAAGTGGGACATGGCAGGAGGCAAGCATATGGCTGGACTTCTAAGGCGCAGACACGCAGAAGCCGAGGAATTCCTTTCGGGACTGGCATGACAAAGCATTTCCCCGGTCTTGATATGGACGCTATCTACGATAGGCTAGAGGAAAAAAGGCAGCAACGGTATCCAAAGCAACATAAGACCACTGGATACTGTTTGTCTTGCAATGCTCAGCTTCATGACCGAGCTTTTTGCGATAACTGGTGTCGAGAAGACTACGAGTTTGAAAGCGAAATGCGAAAAAAGATCGTTGGCAAATCTAAGCGTTAACGGAACCCGCTTAGTCGGAACGGTGTAAAAGCGAACGTAGCTTGGTACGCAAGAGGCTTAGGCTGGACATTATCATCGACCAAAGCCCTAATATTCCAACCGAGATTAACCATAATGCAGCGACTGAAACCAACAGGAACAATAGCGACAAATTGAAATAGTCCATTAGCGTTAACGAGTACCCAACCTGAAATCGCATTGTCGTTGTCCTTTATCAGGTTATTCCCTTTGAACGAAGTCAAGTAGGGGTTATTCAAATAACGCAGTCCGCAGCTATAAGCCGGATTCCTCCAAAGCCATTTTACTTTGCTCCAGTAGCTTCTACCATTAATTTGCTGGAAAGTGGCATCCCCGTCAAGGCTGTTATCCGGGGTCATAAACCAATTTAACCAAGTCGGAAGCCTAGGTCCCCTACCCCAAATCGAACCATTGTCCAGCCAGCCGTCTCGCTGCTCTGCAAGCAAAGGCAGAACTGGCGCAAGGATGTAGGCTGCAACCGTTGTCAAAAAGTTGATTAAAGCCATAAACGGGTACAAAAAATAGATCACTTAGGTTCCTCCAATAAAGGCATAACACTAGCACCACTTTCAACAATTATCACTGGCTCATGTCGCAGCCAGCCATAAAAAGGAATAGGGGTTTCCTCAATGGAATCCATAGCCTGAGCTTGAATTCTGTCTTCTGTAGTAAAAGTTGTCATTTTTCAAACCAAATTTTGAGTGCAATGTAAATAATAAAAGCCCAAGCTAGTATCCCGCTAAGCAAGAAAAAAAGAAACAAAATTTCTGTCATGCCCAGCCTCCCAACCTAATTGCCAATCGTATTGCAGCAATCACTACAACTGACGCAATTACCATAGTGGTCAACGCAACCTTTTCAGCCCAATTCATATCCACCCCAATACGGCTCCCAGTGGGAACATGAATATGCCAACGACACGAAGGATCACAAGCCCGTTCACTAGATCGGCATGGGCAATCTCAACAATGTTGCAGATCCACCCAATCCCACCCAAGATAACCAAGCCCAACCAAAACAACCCCCCCCAGTCGGAATCCTTCATTTTTGCTCCATTTTCGAAAGCATTGTAAGTACGCAGTTGTCCAGTTTTATGATCTCGTTGTAGATCTTGTCACGTCCGGTCAACAATGGATTTGACATCATGAGCTCAATGCTCTTGAGTAAATTTTTGGCTTTGATAATGTCTTCTGAAATGTCTTGCATGGTTTTCCTTTATTTGATCCGGGCTACTTTTGCTTTGCGAAGTACGGCTTCGTACTGCTCTTTTGCTGCGTCATCAAGCTTGCGAAGTGGCAGGTTTTGATAGTAGGACCATTTATTTCTATAGACTTGCTGCTCTGAAGGCGGGACCCAGCCGTTCATTCTCCAGCGAATCGTGACATCGGTTCCTGCAGGTGTCCAAATATGCTCGTTGCTCATTGCGCTTCTCCTTTTTCGGTTTTGAAATAATCCTTCACTTCAATACAGCTCATGACAGTTTTCGTATACACCGAGGTCAATCCTTGCTTGGTATACATTACCCCGTCTTTGCAAACAACTGAAGGGTAGGTAATGCAACCCGTCAGCAACACTGGCAAAGCAAACAACAAAATTTTCATTTTTCACTTCCAACAAATTCAATAATTAAAACGTATTTAATTTCAAATTTATCGCCACAATTTATTGGGGTGACTTTCATATTGTTGTAGCAATGCTTAAACATTCTCCATCCAGCTTGAATTGAAACAATAAATATTCTTAATTTAGGAACAGGCTTTTTCATTACTTATCCCCAAAAAGTAGTTTGCCAGCAGCTTCAGGAAATCGACTTCCTAAACTGGCAATATGTCTCCTATCAATATCTTCATCCATGCCAGTGCAAGAACCAACGTAATACTTAATTTCAGCAGATTCATTAAGGCATTTCACAATACCAACATTCCCATGCCCAGCGCAAAACCATAAAACGTCAATTACTTTCATAGCTCTCTCGCTTTCATCATGGAGTCTGCGTATTCATAAGACAATCTAGCCAGCTCATCAATAACTTCTTTGTCAAATTTTTCAGTAAGAGTAGTTTTTGTAGATCCCTGCAAAGATTCAAAAGCATCATCAATATATACAGGTGCTTGAGCAGCAAAATAATCTCGCAAATTCATTCCGCAATAATCTAACCCTAATACGTCTTTTGGAATGGGAAATGCTTTTATAAATCTTTTCATTTATTTTTCCTTTTTAAAATGGCAAATTCAAAGTAACGTACTTGAACAACTCAATAGGTACGTCATAAAAATACTCGTGGCGTTTGACTGCTCGGTTCGGAACCTCAATCAATGGGCTTCCTTTTACGTCCTCTGCCGTACACCAATACGCATTCTCAAAATCTCGGGTAGTCACAAAGATCAAAGTGCCGGGATTGGTGAAAAGTTTTTCCTTTCGCTGCGCTATGTGAATGGTTTCGTAAGGGCAATGTCGTACCCCCCAATCCCTTGTCTCCACCTCAATGTATCCACAAATTTGATCTTTTCTATACACGATCAAATCAACTGCATATTTATCGGGATTTTCTATGCACGTCAGTCCCCACTTCATTTTGACCCACTCAGTCACAGCCTGTCGTGCTGGAGGGTCGCAACGGTCATGCAGCTCCTGATTGAACTTCTTATATTCCATCGCCTAATCTTTCTCTAAGGATTTGCCATGACATTGCAGCCACGATTGGTACTTGTGCATTTCCAATGGATTTAATTCTGTCCACTTGACCGGGAACCCCATTAAACTTTCTGCATAATCCGGGTGAAAGTAAAGAGCGCAATCCAACGTGGTTCTTAGCCACTCCACTGTTTTCGATCCCTTGTAATCCGGGCTTTTGTAAAACCGTTTTTTTGTGGCTCCTTTCCACATATTTGCGCTTGGGGTCGGAAGCCAGCAACCAAATTCGTTTCCTTCTATGAGGCAATCCGGCATGGTCTGCTCCCACAATTCCCCATTCCGCATCGAACCCCATTTTGGAAAGATCTGCAAGGACTGTTCCGAGTCCTCTAGAAGTGAGCATTGGGCTGTTTTCCACAAATACGAATTTGGGTCTAACTTCGCCAATGATTCTTGCCATATGTTTCCACATACCTGATCTTTCTCCTTCGATTCCTGCTCCTTTCCCTCCAATGGAAATGTCTTGGCAAGGAAACCCTCCTGAAATGACATCAACAATTCCTTTCCAAGGTTTTCCGTCAAAGGTTTGAACGTCATCCCAAATTGGGAAAGGGGGAAGAATTCCGTCATTTTGTCGGGCGCACAATACGCTTGCTGGATATGGCTCCCATTCGACTGCACAAACAGTTCTCCATCCGAGTAGCCCCCCCCCAAGAACTCCTCCACCAGCACCTGCGAAAAGAGCCAACTCATTCATAGTCTCGCTTTCGTTTTAAATCAAAAAATTTATATTCCATATGCAAACATGGCTCCCAAAATCGCACCCAAGATAGCTGCCCCTAGGTATTCAAGCCATACTGGAGTCTTTTTATCCAGCAAGTCACCTTGATACAAACGTTGATCTCGATAGTCTCTCATTGCGTTCTCCTTATCTAGCTACGTTAGCAACTAAGTTGCCGTCCATGATTTCACCAAGAATCAACTTGGCACGATTCAAAGTCTGACGAGCACGTTCTACTGCACCCATTGCCATTTCTTCTTGGGCATCGCTCATCAAGCCAGCGACAACCATATTGGCTCCGCTTAACTGGTAAGTAATGCAGCCTTGGATTTGAACGATAAATTCGGCACTGTTGCAGCCGTAACATTGGAGATCAAAGTCTTGGTTCATTTCGTTTTCCTTTCGTGAAAAAACAAACTACATGAGCAGTATTACATAGGAGTATTACAGGGTCAACATTTATTTTTGGATTTTGTTGCTATTTAGCAAAAGGGTGGGGGTGTCAAACCACGAAAGGATTCAGCATTGCGCTGAGCAGTAGATTTTAGGGATACCAGCCCTGAATGACACCCCCATAAGAGGTTTGGCAACCACCTTCGCTGCAAAGCTAAGGTGACTACATTCTAATATGAATGGTGATTGTTTACAGTAGCTATCTGTTGATCTCATTCGGGATGAGCAGCCGTACACGTTAGTTTCGAACCTAGAGCGTGACTTCATTCTGCGTGACCGACTTATATGACCCAATCACCATACATATTAAAACGGGTGGGGCTACTCGCTGCATTAGGTGGCAAAGGTTTTAGCGTCACCTCATTGCCTTCAACGCTACTACCTAAAATCCGCTTTTGCCCCGGTGAAACTTAGCCTCCGCAGCTACAAACCATTTTCCCGTTATATCCCGGGGTGCAACGGTACGGAGCGTATACAGGGCATGAAGCTGCTGCTGCAAACGATACTGTCAACAATACTACGGCTATTGCTTTTTTCATAAGATTTTCCTTTTTAAGACAACAATTCAATATGCCTTTGCTTGTGACAAGCTTGGCATAACCAAACTACATCCAGTGGCTTGTCGTAATCCTCATGATGAGCCACCGTCATTTCACTACTGCATCTACTGCAAGGCTCGGGTATCAGCAAACCTTTTTTAAGAGCTCGTGCTACTGCATTGTGAGCTGCCATACGTCTTTTGTCGGCAGTCCTCCATGCTTTAGTCACCTCAATCGATTTTTTGATCCTGCTGGGAAGCTTTCCTCGCTGGCGATCATATTCTCGAATTTTCTCAATATTGTTTTTCCGATACTCCAAAACGTCTTTTTTATTGCATTCTTTGCATTTATTGACATGACCGTCAGGCATTCCTGAGTTTTTGTAAAAATCAGTTAACGGCTTGACGGCATGGCATTTAAAACAGGCTTTCATTACGCTCTCCTTGTAATTAAGCCCATTCTAGCTCAGAACGGAATATCCTCGTCTAAATCAGACAAATTACCTAGACCACCACTACCTGCCCCTTGATTCTGAGGCTGACCACCTGCGCCACTTTCACTTGGCTTTCCTCCGAGCATCTTCATGGACTCTGCCACGATTTCAGTCGAATACTTTTCAATGCCGTTGGCATCGGTAAATTTGCGAGTGCGAAGCTTTCCCTCGATATAGCACTGGGAACCCTTTTTAAGGTACTGCCCAGCGATCTCAGCCAGCTTGCCAAAGAATGCGATCCTATGCCATTCCGTAGCTTCTTTTTGCTCTCCTGACTGCTTGTCCTTGTATTTGTCAGTAGTAGCCAGCGACAAGTTGGTTACTGCGTCTCCGCTAGGCATATAACGAGTTTCAGGGTCACGACCTACATTGCCGATCAGGATTACTTTGTTTACTGAAGCCATTTAATTTCCTTCCGAAGATTGGATAAGTTGTTGGGATATTTTCATAAGTTCCGCAGAGACTATCCCCATGATCTCCTCGGTTTTTTCTTTGTCCAGCTTGACTCTGATTTCAAGAGCGTCCCCGGCAAAGGTTACGCTTCCTGATAGGAACCCTTCCAAGTTCCGGCTGAGATAAACGCTTTCAAGCTTCATTATCTAAAGCCTCCATTTTGGAAGGAGCTTCTGATATTTGATTCAAGCTGATAAAGTTGGCTTGAAAAAGTGCTTGTAATGGCTGCAAGTACGGCTGCTCCAGCACCTTCTTTTGCTACTTTGTCTATAGCCTCTAAAACTTCTTTTTCATGAAGCGATACATATTGCTGAGCAAAAATCCTGATTTTTTCTTCCAGCAATTCTTTAACTATTGATTCAAGAAGTGAAGGCAACTCAACGTCTTGATAATTTTGCCTAACAGTTTTCTTTTTAAAGAAAACCTCCTCAACCCCACGATTTACCAACTTTGTCAAATCTTCATCGGTAATCAAATCGCCAATAGAGTCTTTGATTCGGTCCTTCATTCGTTCTTCAAAGGTTTTATTTTCAACAATAGAAGTCATGATTTCCCCTTTATTTGATTGTCAAAGACTGTCCGGCAGTCAGCTTAGCACCTTCAACAATTACCCCAGCTTTCAGATCTTCCTTGAGGCGATTCTTATTCAGAGTCGGAGCAGGTGGCTCAGGAATGTCGAAATACTCGTCCGGGATCATGTCTTGATTAAGAACCTCAACTGCTGGAGGATTCTTACGAATGCTCAAAACAAAGTACGGGCTTTCAATCTTGGTAATGCCAGTGCGGTTCATGTTGTCCAGCAAATACTGACGAATGCGATCCGCTTTGGCTTCAAGAGCTTTTCTACGGTCTGCCATTGCTTTTTCAGCATTCTTGATAGCTTCCGCAGAAGCCTCAAGGTTACGAACAAACATGGCAACGTTGGTCGCTTTGACTTCAAGGTCCCCGGAAAGACCCTCCAGCGTATCGGAAAAAGTTTGCTCATCAATTTCCATATCCTGCAGCTTTTGCAGGTCGGCTAAATATTGGTCGGCAATGTTGTAAAGAGTAAGGTTTGTCATTATGCGATCCCCAATTCTGCTTTTTTAGCGTCTTTTTTCGTGGTGAATGATTTGATAGCTGTTTGATCCCCTTGAGCTTGAGCAACCCGGTAAGCTGCCTTGTAAGCTTTTGTCAGCTCATCCTCATTGGCTGCAGCGTCAATTGTTGCCAAGAAGTCGGCAACTTGAGTCTCAGACAATGGAGATTTGTTGATCGGAGCTGCTGGCTTAGAAGCTGGCGCAATGCGAGGCGCAACTTCATGCGTTTGATTCTCGGTGTCGTTGTCACCCTCAGTAGGAATAGCGAATGCTTGGAGAGCTGCGTATTTGTACGCTGCTGACATGGCTTTGTTGGTAGCCTTGTCTCCGCTATCCATTGCTTCACCAAAAGTCTTGACGGTGTGCTTGCTGCCGTCTTCGGCACAAACAAAGTCAAACTCAACCTCTACGGTAATGTAGAAAAGAGCCCCACCGTTTTTACTGACTCGCTCAACGCATTCACGAGCCATAACCCGAGGCAAAATGCAAAGCTTGTGCTCTGCAAGCAATGGGCTAATTGCGTTGAAAATGTCATCGATACCCCGGAACTTGTACCCAGCTCCTTGAGTGTTGGTACGGCTTTTGGTAATACCGACTTTGGCAAGTTCGGCTTGAACTGCATTGATGGCTTGATAAACTTTCATCATAATTTCCTTTCGTGGATTAATCTAAATAACCTGAAGACAGGTTTGCTTCTGCGTGGCTAGTGGCATAGCCCTCCATGTATTCGTAAGCCATACAAAACAACTTACGACCTAGAGCCTCATAGTCAATCTTGGATTGCTGCAAGATCAACTCAACTGCTTCACGATCCTTTTCGTTGGCTTCGCTGATACCCTCAGCAAAGTTGGAATACTTTTTAGGATCGTATTCGTCATCCATAAGCTCCTCAACTCGTGCATCGAGCTTATCTTCCTCAGCGTATCGTGCTTGATACGGTGCTTCTAACCAAGAGTCATAGTTCATTGTTTTATCCTTTCGTGGAATAAATTTGTTGCTACGGTTCCTATCATATATGATAATTCGTCCCTATGCCAACTTTTCCAAAAAATATTTTTCTAGTGTTGCCTTTACCCCCAACGATTAACTCCTACTGGGGCTTTTCGGGGCATAGGCGATTCCTAACGCTAGGAGCTAGAGAGTTTAAGACTGCAGTAGCTCATGCGGTGAGCCAACAACCGATCCGTTTTGAAGACGCAAAACTGGAAATGACGGTCACGATCAATTTCCGGGACCGTAGGATCGCAGACATTTCAAACCGGATCAAGGCGCTGGAGGACGCATTAGTCCAAGCTGGACTCATGGATGATGACTCGCAGATCAAGGTGCTGCACGTTTACGAGGGACCGATTGTCAAGGGTGGACGCTGCACCGTAAAAATAAATGTATTACCGTTTTGAAAGTTGGAGTATGATTGTTTTCAGCAGCCGGATGGCTGTCACTTAAACTTTTGAAGAAAAAAGGGCTAAATATGCTGGAATTTCCATCGCATGACGGTGTTGAGGTCTACGCAGGGGCAACTGGATTTATTTGCTTCAAGTCAATAGGCGATTTACAACACTCAGAACCACAAATAGTAATGCTCACAATCGGTCAATTTAGGGCTGTTGTCAAAAATGCCAAAGAATTAATCGAGGCAGCAGAGTGGAATAAAGCCAATCCAGTCATGGAGGCTAACAATGAAAGCTGATATTTGGATGCCCTTATACATTGGGGACTACTTGGCTGACACGTCTAGGTTAACCACTGAGCAACATGGGGCATATTTATTGCTTCTCATGGATTATTGGAAATCAGGAAAACTGCCTGACAACGATCAAGTATTGGCTCAAATTTGCAAATTAACCCCCGATGCTTGGAGCAATGCTAAAGCAATGCTAATGCCATACTTTAGTATCGAGGAAGGATATTGGATTCACAAAAGAGTCGAGCAAGAAATAGCCGAAGCTAAGGTAAATCAGCAGAAAAAGCATGATAGAGCAGTAAAAGCTGCTGAAGCTCGATGGAAAAATGCTCCAAGCAATGCTAATGCAGTGCTTGAGGAATGCCCATCACCATCACCTTCACCTTCACCTATAAATAATAATATTGATAAGAAGGGCTCTAAAGGATCAAGATTCAAAGAAGAATCATTGCCTGACGAGTGGAGGGAATACTCCTTAAAAACAAGACCTGATTTAAACCCAGCGTCAGTTTTTGAA